CAGTAGTTAACATGTTTACAGTATAGCAAAAAAAAAGTGGGGCTTTCGCCCCACTCAAAAAAACTTTTTTATTTTTTTATTGATTTATTACTTGGACTTTACGGTAGTCGTAGCCTTATTCTTAACCGAGCCGACTTCGTTAGCAGAAACCGAAGCATTACCGCCACGATTTGCCTTAAAGAAAAGTTCCTTCTTGGCTGAGTCATAACGAATGATAATCTTATATCCAAACTTCTTTGCCTGCGCACGAATACGCTGTTGCATTGAGTTATATGGATTACCAGGCTCAACAAAAAGGCTAAACTTTTGTCCAGTATTAACCGATTCGTGAAGAGCATTAATAATCGCCTGCAAATCTTCAGACTGTCTGCCAGCCCTAGTGATTTCTGGGAAATTATCTACTTTATTCATTTTGAGTGTCATATTTTTCTCCGTATTCTTTGTAGGTTTTTACTTGGTGCTGGCGATTCTCTATGCGAATTACATAAGGAATCGCCAGCAGAAGGAACACTAGCACAGAGAAATAGGCTATGTGCGAGAAACTATTTTTTTTTGCTAAGAATTTAAAAATTAATCTAATTGTCGCTAGATTGCTTTACAAGGCTGTTCAGCTTTTCCCTCAACTTAGCGTTCTCAATTCTTAGCGTAACGACTTGAAGAATCATCCTCTGCAATTCCGAAGACAATGACGATGCGATTTCTTCGCTCGTAACTACGACATCATTTATAGCGTTTCCAACCATTTATTTGCCTCTGATTTCTGTTGAGAAAAGCCTTGTTCAAACCTTCCACTTCCACCATTATACACAGATACAGTACCAAAATCAGGCATTTCTTCGTTTATTTCATGCCATTTATCCGGCTGCAATAACTCAATCTCGATCTCACTGCTTACTGAAATATTTTCTATACAGTTAAATACAGCCCCGGCAATAGCATCTGCCAAATCTTTTGATCCAGATGATGGGTGATCAATTTTATTATTTGAAAACAAACGTAATTTGAGAAGTTCTTCTTCAACTAATAATTCATTCCAATATCCACGCAAACGGCCATCATATATTGCAGATGTTAATGTATCATAGTCTGTTTTCTTTACGCTGTGAAAATCTGCATTAATTGTTAACGATCTTAAGCTTTGAATCATTTCAATTGATTGCCATCTGTCAAATGTAACCTTGGCTACATCAAACTTTCTGCATAGATCAATTATCATTTGCCTAATGCTTGAGAAATTAATTTCTTCATTGATACCGGCCTCCCAAGAATAAACAAGATCAACATTGATTACCGGAAGCTTTTCAATACCGTTTAGCGTTTTCACTTCTCTTAATCCAGGAGAATGCACTAAGCTTAACGCTGCCCTGTCTCTTTTAAGCGCTAAGTCAACATGGATAAAACGAACATGCTGATCTGTATTATTAAACCATTTTTTAAATGTGCCATCTTCATTGATTGGATCTTCGCCATATGTAAAAGCTTTCCTAACAAGATCAGGATCTCTAAAATAAGCATCTTCCATATTTGGAGGATTGCACTCAAATCTTGCAGCTGCCTCAATAGGATTTCTAATGTATTCAGATTCCAATTGCTCTCTCTTAATCGTAGGATTTACTTCCCAAGTAGCAGCTTTTATGAACCAAGTCTTAGGCTCTTTCTTTTCTTTAGCCCCATAAAATCTTTGTTCAATAAAGTCTCCCTTATACCGGGGGAATGAGAGAAGAATAACTTTACCAACTTCTGGGAAGCGCGACATAACAGATAGCTTACTCATGTTATAAATTGCAGATGCCGATCCTTTAGATCTTGTTTCGCCTTTCAATTCTGCATCAGTTTTAAAAGCTGCAATTTCATCCAAAACCACAGTCAAAACTTCATAACCTTCCCAACCTTCACTTTCAGAGTGACCCGAGAAACATCTTACCGGTCTTGAAAAGAAAAATATTTCTGAAACCCTAGGCTCAAATCCAACTTCATTAAAGTACGGTGAGCTTAACAATAGGTTTTTTAATGGCTCAAAGAAAACTCTTTGGGCTTGTTGTGCGTTAACAGCAAGATTAAGCAAGTCAATATACACACCGTGAGCTTTACCGAAATAACTAAGCGGATCCCTCAAACAATGTAGTAAGTATGCTGTATAAGCGATTGAGATTCTTGAACAATGATCTTTACCAGATCCTTTGCCCAACATGCATATAACCTCATTGTCAGTATATTTCTTATAATATTCACGCCCTGCTTCTTCACCATGTAAAGATATCAAAGTGCGTTCTTTAAGAATTTGTGTACTGTGCTTGACTATCTCTTCTTGAATTGGAGACAATGGCGGTAAGCCTAAGTATTTCTTATCCTGAACGAACACTTGAATCGGAACAGGAGTTTCAACCAAATCGTCTTGCCTAAGCAAGCGATCAAAGTCATTAAATTCTAAATTTAGTCCAATAAAGTCAGACATTTGCCACCCTTAATAGTATACACTATGAAATATGAAAACTTACGCGGCGACAAGATTACGAATGAGTAATCTTACACATATGGATTCTTACACCGCTGTAAGCTTAGAGCAGGATCACCTCATAGACAAGTGAGTTTACACCTTTATGTGAGAGTTTTTCCGTCTCTTTACATAAACCTTTATGTGATAATTTTTCCGTCTCTTTATTCAACACCATCATTCATGATTTCAAATGCAATTTCCAATTCTCTCCTGACCTCTTCGGCAATCTGAGGATGCTTGGAAATAACATCCCTTAAAACTTTAGAAAGAATTTGATTAACATTCTCTGCTTTCTGCATTCTAGCAATATATTGCCCGTCTGTTTGATTGCCACCCATAAGCTTATGCAATTGCGCTTTCTTAGTAGCAACTTCTGCCGCTAATTTAATAGCTTGAATTCTTGCCGGGACCATGCCGTGATCTGTAGCAATATTAATAGTCTCCCAAGCTTCTTTGCTCAATTGATCAAATTCTTGCAGAGCCTTGATTGTATTAAATTGGATTTTCTCTAAGAAATACGGATCCGATTCAGCTTGACGATTAAGTATCTTCTTGTATTCAGTAATCATGCCTTTTGCTTTATCCGCAGAGACACTCATCAAGGAGCTAATTTCGTGATTAGAATACCCCTTTACATGCAGGAGACCGGCCTGCTCTATGTCTGCTAGATCATCCAAAATTGTTCTGGATGCTGGCTCAATTTCGGTTCCTACTACTGGTTCAATATCTGACATAATCTATCCGCCATTGGTTTCGTTACTTTATCCCAAGTAAGATTTTCATTTACCCATTGAGCACCTGAAAAAGTCTTCTCGGAAGCCTTATCATAGTGATTAACGACATATAACATTTTATCACATAAATCATCAAGATTTGGTATTGCCCATGTCCCGCAACCACTATATATGCCACCCATATTATCTGTCCCCCATTGATAGTCTAATGGTATTGATAACTCGGCATACTCTGTACAAGCTGTTGCATTAGTGCAGATTGTTGGGATCCCTTTTGCAATTCCTTTCATTGGCAAAATCCCCCACCCTTCTCCGCTTGTTGGGTACAAAACGCAATCAACGCTATCGTACAAGTTTGCTAAATCTTGATGGCTTAATTCATAATCTATAACATTAATATTCTTAGTATCATAGAGAGATTTCTGATGACCAGTGCCTCTGGATATCCTCGCGTCTGGAGGCCCCATTGATTTAAATATGAGCACATGCTCGTCATTGTTGCTAAACAGCTTTAAAAATGCATCTACAGCCATCTGAGAGTTCTTACGAGTCGATGGGGAGCCTATGCTAAGAAATTTAAATTTATTCCCCTGCACTTTTCTTGGTTTGTCCGGCGGGAAATACAATGAATCATCTATGCCAAGCTTGAAACCGTGCACAGGTATCTTGACTCCTGATTCAATAAAAACATTTCTAGCCCATTCGGATGCTGTCCATATTTCATCCATTTGATTCATTTCGGGAATCCAAGATCCCGGAAGTTTATTAGTCTCCCAGTAGGAAAACCCTATTGAATGCTTTGCGCCTCTTGAGTATAGTTCTGGCAGAGCATGAGTTATTTTAATTGCCTCGCCAGAATCGCTTTTATCTATGTAGGAAATACCAAGATTGACTAAACCATTAACATCTGCATTACCAGAAGATTTTGATCTGTGGACATCAACGCCGTGCTTGGTTAAGCTATTAACTATTGATTTTGCTGCGTAGCTATAGCCTTCTGCGTAAGAAGAAACTGGATTTTCATTCCAAAAAATCATTGCTCTTTGGGAAATCTCAATTCAACTCCAACAGCTTTTGCTTCCGAATTCAACTTGTCGTAATCATAGCCGTGAAGCTTTGTATATCCGACTCTGTAATTGAACCAGCCCTGAACAGCCTTCCAGAACTTCTTATCGGTTGCCTTTTCAAGCTCAATCAATTCATCAGTTGTAAGCAAGAAGCTGAGGACACCGAGAGGCATATACACAACCATATCGTAGCCCTCTTCTTTATCACTTGTATATTCCTTTAAGAAATCTTGAAATGCCATGATTACTTTTCTCACACCATCACCACTAAAGTAGTCAATGTTGCCGGTAGCATTTCTAATTCTTGGACAATAATCATCAACATATGTCACTGTGCCAAATGTTCTACACACCATCG